TTCCACTCCTCTACTTCTGTTACAAAATAATCCTCACCAAGTTGATCAACGATCTGTCCTACACTGTAAGCCTTGATGTATAGGGTCTTGTACACACTGCTCCTTAGGTCAGTCTTCAGTTGTACTTGGTAGTTCTTCATCATGTGTACTCTCCTTGAATTTATCTCTGGCTACACCTGTATCCTCAGATAGTTTGTCAGCTATAGCCTTTGCTAGTTCTTTGTCTCCGCAATCAATTATTATTTCCATTAGTCCATCCTTTTGAAGGTTGTATTAGTACGTATTCGAGCTTAGATTCTTTGAACATACCAAGTATGTCTTCACAATAGCTACTCTCATTACCTACTGTTGCTGTTACTTTTTCTTTTGTTTCATCAGAATACTTTACTATTACATCATAAAACATTTATTTTTCCTCTTGACAAATCAGAAAATGTTGGTATACTAGGGCTGTCCTTTGGACAGGGTACTATTAGAAATTAGGATACCAAAGCTCACCATCATCCATGTCTCTTTTTATTTGTTCCTTCTCAGGCAAGTATAACTCTACTACGTCATCCTCACCCATCCATTCAGCATCATCAATGATTCTTGATATATCATTGTAGTACTGTTCTATGGGGATAACTTGAGCTATCCCCTCAGTTTGTTTATCTTTCATACTTATCCTTTAAGTTGAGTTTCTACCTCTTGTAAATCTTTTCTAAGCTTGAAGTATGTACGTGTCAAGTGAGCACGTGTAGTATTTAGTTTGTAGTCAACGATACCTTTTGATTGCAGTAGTGATACACGATAAGCAATCCTGTTGACTGGTTCACGTAAAGCATCAGCAATCTGTTGCATTGTGTAGCCCTTGTTGTAGCACTCGATGATAGAATCATCAATGAACTTGTAGTTGTATGTAAAGTTGTCAGCTCTGCTGTAGTGCTCAGTATGTGTAGAATAATCAATCATTTGTTTTCTCCTTCGATGTAAGTTTTTCTACTAGTTTTTGGCAAACTTTTTTGTCTCTAGATATGATGACAAGTTTACCTTTATCATCATAGACTACCCATTTGCCTGAGGTAGTTTCTCTCATAATTGTCATTAGATGTCAACCTTAAATATTATTTTCTCTTTTCCATGTAGTCCAAGTGATAGCTTGCAGCACATGAGGCTTGATGTCAACACGTTTTGCAGCCCTGACATAGACTTCCTGCATCTGCTTGTATACTTTCTTTGACATGTTTGTCTTGTCTGTAGTCAGACCTTGCCTGACACCTAGCGCAATGTTCAGGGCATGACCGTCAATAGTCACCTCGTCAAGCCCTCGTATGTTTGAATAGAATGACCTGATCTTTTGACCATTGAGCCTGTCAAGTATCTCATCATCACTGGTCAGGTTGTCCTCAAGTATAGACCAAGCCTTGAGCTTCATTGTGTTGTAGCATGAGACCTTGAAGTCATCCAAGTCATCACCTTTGACCCAAGCCCAACACATACGCTCACAGTCAGCAATGTTGCGCTCCCATTTGTTGTTTGGTGACAGTGCAGCCATAACACCTATGACAGTGTTAAGCTTGACACCTGACAGCCCTGATATGATTGAACAATATGTCTTGGCCTCATCATACCACTTGTATCCGTTGGCAATGTCATCCGTAGTCGCTCTACGGTATACCTTGAGTATGTTTCTAACATGTTGTGTCATTAGCATCCTCCAATTCTTTTACGTGTTTGATCATCTCACTTACTGATTTGAAACAGTACTTGATGTCATTCAATTCGTCAAACACTTGTTGTAATAATTTTGTTGCTTGCTCATCTCTTTGAGCACCTAGTAGCACGAACACATGCTCTAGCTTTCGTGATATTCTCTCACCATTATTCATGATATACTCCTTATCTTTTTAGATAGACACACAAGCAACCCATATGTCAAGCATAAGTTGAGGTTGGCCTCAATTAGCTGCTTATGTGTCCAAGAAAAAGACACTCTCTCCTGAAGACGGACTGATTCAAGTCACCGTTCTCTAGCGCATGGTTTCAATGCACCTCCTGCTGTATGCTATATAGTTTTGGCCATATAGCACGTATACCTGCGTCACTTCCATCAGACAGCTTTACTAGTTCCTTAGTCTAGTTCATTTGGTCAGCTTGTGTAAATCCATACACTAGGGCTTGTTGTATTTAGTCTTTCAGTTTTAGTTTAGTTAGTCAAGTTTTATTTTTAGTTTGTTTAGTCTTTGTATTCTTACCCCTCTTGATTGCTAGGGCTTGCAGGTGCTTCATGTTGTAAACTTAATCTTTCGAGTGTTTAGCGATGTTCAGCTTTCCATGTTCTTATCATGCCCATACTTTGAAAATAATTGCAAGTACTTTTTTTGATATGGGGTGTACTTTTTTTCGTGTATTAATATGTGTGCTTTTTTTTCTTTTTGTTTTGCTAGGTGTTTTGTGCATCCATTTCAAAGACTTTACTTCCCGTGAAATATTCGCTCTTTTTTTCACATATTCTCTAGATACTGACAACTCATCTGTAATTTTATGTAGTAAATACAATGCTTTACACCGGAGTTTTACATATTGAAGAAAATAAAATCCAGGTTTGTACCTGATTCGTTCTTTTTTTGTTCTCCAGTTCTAGTTTTGTTCACGTTTTGTACCGTGCGAGGGCCATCGGGGGGTCTACCGTATATGTATATGTACACTGCAACACACCAGATTTTGAGTTTTGCCCTATTTTAGTGTATACAAAGGGCTACACACCGTGATAATAATGCAACTAGGTGTACTTTTAGGGTTGACTTGGGTGTAAATCCGTGTAAAACTACGAAGTAGAAGTAGCTTAGTTAAACTTTAAAGTTAAAACTTCTATAAAACGATTATAAAATAGTTAAACTTAAAGTTAAACTACCAATTAATTAAATAAATATATTGACACTACTAGTTAAACTATGATACTATTACGTTATAACTATAATAATAACTAAACTATAGTTAAACTATAAGTGTTACAGACACAGTGTGGTAAAGCTCCTCCCATGTGTCTCCTCTCTCCCTACCATATTTGTATCTGTAACACTTTTTTCCTCTGACAGGTTAAATATGTGTTGACAATGAGAAATAAAAGAGTACAACTATGTCAAAGTGAAAGTGTTCTAGAGGATTTTTACAACGCATTAGCATCTAATAACTCGTATGCTATGAAAAAAGTACACATCCCTAAGTCGGATGTATTCTATGTACGAGAAGCTATCTATAATCGTACTGGAGAGTGGTACACATTAGATCATGTAGAAAGAGCTATGTACCTAGAAGGACATTTAGAGAGACACGAAGTGTTAGACCCTGACAGAAAGAGGGAATATGCAGATGGATAACGTAAAACTACCTATAGCACTTGTAGTAGCAATGGGTGTACAACTAGCAGGTGGTGTGTGGTGGGTATCACAACAAGCTGCTACTATATCAAGCCTAGAAGAAACAGTAGAACAGTTTGCCAGTAAGATGGCTGTAGAAGATAGCGTTAATCTAAAGCGTGATGTGCTAGAAAATATGGATTATATTGATGGTGCATTTGCTGAGATAGAAGAACTGTGGGAAGAAACAGAAAGCTTAACTAAAACTATAGGCGCTATTACTGCTTTGCAACAACGCATGGCTTTAATGGAGAACAGTTTGAAGTTTATGAATCGTGAACATATGGAAATGCTTGATCCTAGAAAATAAAAGGTAGAACTATGAATACATATTTAACAGTGGCAGTAATTACTGTATGGATGGGTTTAATTACACTAGCTTTAATAACTAGTTGAGGTTTACTAATGGCAACAACTAAAGATGTAGAACGACTCCCAAGTGGTAAACTAAAGTATCGTGGTGAGATATTCCCAGGGTACAACAAAGTTAAACGACTATCAGGTGAATCTAAGAAGTCAGCCGTTTTAGCTAAGAAGGGTGACGAAGTAAAAGTAGTTCGCTTTGGAGATCCTAACATGCCTATCCGTAAAGACAACGCTGCTGCACGTAAAAGTTTTCGTGCTCGACACAAATGTGATACAGCAAAAGATAAATTTACTGCAAGATACTGGTCCTGCAAAGCATGGTAGCTAAAGTATCTACTATCAAACGAAAGATACGTACAGGAGAAAAGATGGGTTTTTCTGAACGTGCTCGTGCAGTTAGTAAAGGTTTACTACCTAGTAAAGCAAAGAGGAAAAAAAATGGCTCTAACAAGAAGAGGTAAGGCAAAAGTAAAAAAAGTAATTAAAGGTTTGAACAAAGCCTCTAAGCTACATGCAGGACAAGCAAAAACTTTAAAAGGTATAGTTGGTAATGGCAAAGCAAAAAGACCCAAAAGTAGGAACAGGTAAAAAACCTAAAGGGTCTGGACGCAGACTATACACGGATGAAAATCCAAAAGATACAGTGTCAATTAAGTTTGCTACGATGGCTGACGCTAGAGCTACAGTAGCTAAAGTAAAACGCATCAAGAAACCCTACGCAAGAAAGATTCAGATATTGACAGTAGCTGAACAACGTGCTAAAGTTATGGGGAAGACAGCTATAGCTAACGTCTTCAAACAAGCTAAAGCAGACTTGCGAAGGAAACACAAAAAAGATGGCGTATCTACAAAGTAATGTACCCTACTTCAAAGCGTGGGTAAGAAGAGAATACACAAAGAATATGCAGGAATATCATGGCGAGTTCTTGCATTGTATGGTTGTAGCAGTTACGACTATGCCTAACAGGACACTAAGCTTTCAAGTAATATTTACTGGCTATGAGTCCGATGACGAAGAAGATAGCCCTAATGTGCACGGTGGAGCAATGTGGGCTAGGATGCCGCTAACTGCGCTCGTTGCAGATACCCCTTTAGAGGAGTGGCCCCAAGAACTTCCACCTTACTTAGCGCAACCGTGGGATTGTATGTCACACACCCACTCCGTTTATGTAATAGACAGAGCAACTCCTGCTCCGTGGATAGCTAAGATAGACAATGAGTTTTATCCTGCAAAGTACTACTTTACTGTGGATTACACAAGCAGTGAGGTAGCAGATGACCCAGCGCAGCACAAACAATCACACGTGTTGGAGTTGTTAGACGCAGGTGAGTATACTGGCAACATGGTTGCGTTGCCTAATAATAGAGTGAGGGTAACTCACCCTGCATGGTTTGAAGCTGGAGAAGGTGCACCTGACTTTAAACCTAACCAAAACATATTTCACTCTAAGCAAGACGTAGAGTACGTTTGGGATACGCAACGAGTGTTTAACAATCTATACAGTGAGGACTGACTATGAGAAAGATGAAAAAGAAAGGTATGGCTAGAGGCGGCAAAATGAAAAAAGGTTACGCCAAAGGTGGTAAAATGGCTATGAAGAAAAAAGGCATGGCTAAAGGTGGTAAAATAAAGAAGATGGCTAATGGCGGTAAAGTCAAAGCTATGAAGAAAAAAGGTATGGCTAATGGCGGTAAAGTTAAAACCATGAAGAAAAAAGGTATGGCTAACGGTGGTAAAGTGTCAGGTATGACTTTAGCTAGCCTTCGTTCAGCAGCAAAAGCCAAAGGTTATAAACTTATGAAAGGGTAACGTTATGAGAACTAAAGACACTAACGTTATAAATCCTATACAACCTATGTATAATCCTACACAAGCAGATCAAGAAAGACAGCGTAGTATGATGATGGGTCAACAACAACGTAAACCTAAAGATAAACCAAAGACTATGGGTATGTCTAAAGGTGGTCAACTAAAAGATGTACCAGCAGGAAACAAAGGCTTAGGCAAACTTCCTACAGAGGTACGAAACAAAATGGGCTTCAAGAACAGAGGCGGCATGATTAACAACGGAAAAACAGACTACAGAAAGTCTGGTATGTTTTATAAAGGAGACAAATAATGTCAGCAACGGCAACAAGGCAAGAGGGTATCGAAGTATACGAAACACCTATTACCCTCACTACTATCAAAGCAGCGATAACAAGTATCGAAGATGCTACTAAAACAGTGACAGCAGCAGAGTCAGGAACTATCTTTACTCTTAACAGAGCAGGTGGTATTGCTATAACTCTACCTGCAGCAGCAGCAGGACTAACCTATGAGTTCCATGTAGGTACAACATTTACAGGAACAATGCAAATTGATGCAGCGTCAAGTTCAGATACCTTACAAGGTATGATTACTATGATTGACAAAGATGAAGTCGGTGGTTTAGCTGCACTAAACGAAAACATTGACACTCTAGCGTTTGCTTGTCCTGCAGCAGCAGATCACCAGCTTGTAGCTGACGGTGATACTAAAGGACGCTTTATTGGTGGTATGATTAAGTACACATGTATCACTGATTCTAAGTGGGTGGTAACAGGTCATCTATTTGGTGACGGTACTGCAGCAACTCCGTTTACATAAGTTTGTATTTAACATAACGGTTATGCAATAATGTCTATTTAATCTTGTCCACATATATGTAAAACTATCCTTAGTACACAACTAATGTAAGAAAGGATAGTTTATGTGGACAAGATTAATAACAGACTAACAACTAAAAGACATAGGTATTACTCGTGGCAAAATCAGCAAAAAAATCAACCGTTAACAAGGCAGGTAATTATACTAAGCCTACTATGCGTAAGCGTTTGTTTTCTTCCATTAAAGCTGGCAGCAAAGGTGGAAAACCTGGACAGTGGAGCGCCAGGAAAGCACAGATGCTTGCAAAACAATACAAAGCAAAAGGTGGAGGGTACAGATGAAAAGGTACTTTAGAAGATTACTTAGAGCAATACTAAACTGGAAATGCTTGTGTAATGGCAAGTGTGGATGTGACTGCAAGGCTTGATATGGCACTTAAAAAGTCTCAAAGAAGTTTAAAGTCATGGACAAAACAAAAGTGGCGTACTAAAAGTGGGAAGCCTAGTGCTAAAACTGGTGAGCGTTATTTACCTAGTGCGGCTATTAAGTCTCTTAGCCCTGCTGAGTATGCCGCTACAACCAGAGCAAAACGAAAAGGCACTAAGGCAGGTAAGCAGCATGTGGCTCAACCTAAGAAAATTGCAAAAAAAACCAGAGCCTACAGGAAAGTAAAATGACACGAACTTTAAATGAGAAACAAACTAAGTTCCTAGAAGTTCTATTTGAGGAAGCAGGTGGGGATGCTGTTACGGCTAAGAAGTTAGCAGGTTATAGTGACAACACTCCCACTACATCTATAGTGGAGGGGTTGAAGGATGAGATATTTGACGCTACTAAAACGTACATGTCAAGGATTGGACCCAAAGCTGCAGTCGCTTATGGTAGGGCTTTGGACGATCCTACCCAGTTAGGTATAAAAGAAACATTGATGGCTGCAGGTCAGATACTTGACCGTGCAGGTGTAGTTAAAACAGAGAAAGTATCAGTAGAGTCTACAGGAGGTTTGTTTATCTTGCCACCTAAAGAGGATACCAATGCAGAATCTGACGAGTGAAAGACCCCTACAGTATGAATATTGGACACTACCTAAAGTTCCATTTAAAGTAAAACTGTGGCAGAGGATTCCGAAGGTAAGTAAAAATATACCTTTTGGATACGAGGTAGACCCAGAGGATGAGGATTGGCTAAACCCTATCCCAGAACAGTTAGAACTACTAGAGCTTGCAAAGAAACACGTAAAGCAATATAGTTTAAGACAAGTAGCTGCGTGGCTAACAACACAGTCAGGTAGAAGTATAACACACGATGGGTTAAAAAAAAGATTAGATGTCGAAAGAAAGCGAAAGAGGATTACTGCGATTAAACGCCAGTATGCCAAAAGGCTCGAAAAAACGCTCCGTCAAATTGAGATCCTCGAAAAAGAAAGACCTGGCTCCTACACCTACGAAGAAGACTGAAGCTAAACCAGCGCAAGTAAAGCCACCTGAGTACGATGTAGACCACGCACAGAGTGTTGTATTTCAACCTAATCCTGGTCCACAAACACAATATCTAGCGTCTTCTGAACGTGAGGTACTATATGGTGGGGCAGCTGGAGGCGGAAAGAGCTATGCGACACTAGCTGATCCGTTACGAAACTTAAATAGTCCAGACTTTAGTGGGCTACTTGTACGACACACAACAGAAGAACTTAGGGAACTTATACAGAAAAGCCAAGAGCTATACCCTAAAGCAATACCTAACATAAAGTGGTCTGAGCGTAAGTCGCAATGGACTACACCAAGAGGCGGCACACTTTGGATGTCGTACTTGGATAGAGATACAGACGTAATGCGCTATCAAGGTCAGGCGTTTAATTACGTAGCATTTGACGAGTTAACACAGTGGAACAGTCCTTACTCTTGGAACTACATGCGATCAAGACTACGTAGTTCAAACAAAGATTTAGGTCTGTACATGAGAGCAACTACAAACCCAGGTGGCCCTGGTCACTCTTGGGTTAAGAAGATGTTCATTGACCCAGCAAAGCCTAACACGCCATTTTGGGCAACGGACATAGAGACTAGTGAGGTTCTGAAGTTTCCACAAGGGCATAGCAAAGCTGGTCAACCCCTATTCAAAAGAAGGTTCATACCTGCTAGTCTCTTTGATAATCCTTATTTAGCTGAGAGTGGTGATTACGAAGCCATGCTTCTATCACTCCCAGAACATCAAAGAAAGCAGTTACTAGAAGGGAACTGGGATGTAAACGAGGGAGCAGCATTTCCTGAGTTTAATAGAAAGATACACGTAGTCGAACCTTACGACATACCTAAAAACTGGGCAAGGTTTAGGGCATGTGATTATGGCTACGGAAGTTACACAGGAGTTGTTTGGTTGGCAGTAAGTCCAAGTGAACAGCTAATAGTATACAGAGAGTTATACTGTTCAAGAGTTACAGCAACAGATTTAGCGGATATGATATTAGATGCAGAACAAGATGACAATATCAGGTACGGTGTGTTGGATAGCTCCCTGTGGCATAAACGTGGAGACACTGGCCCTTCTTTGGCTGAACAGATGAATCAGAAAGGCTTGCGTTGGAGGCCATCTGATAGATCTAAAGGTTCAAGGGTGGCAGGTAAAAACGAGCTTCACCACCGTTTGCAAGTAGATGAGTTTACTGAGGAGCCAAGACTAGTGTTCTTCTCTACTTGCAACAATATGATAGCACAACTTCCAGGGATACCTTTAGATAAAAAGAACCCAGAGGATGTAGACACAAATGCAGAAGACCACTTGTATGATGCTTTACGTTATGGTATAATGACAAGGCCACGTAGTTCTTTATGGGATTACAACCCCATGTCTCACAGAACAGGCTTTCAAGCTGCAGATAAAACCTTTGGATATTAACAATGAAAACATTTGTAGTTGTAATAAGTATATGGGGTCATACAGGACAAGAGTGGGTTTACACTGGCAATCAATATATAATGCAAGAAACGTTTACACAAGAACAGTGTAATATAATAGTTGATAATGCTAACTGGCAAAAGTATGAAGAAAATCAATATTACGGACTACAGTTTGACTGTTTTGAAAAGGATGACCGATAATGGCTACAACAGATAACGAACAAGGTGAACTATTTGAAACAGATGAAGTGTCTGTAATCCAAGAAACAGATGACCTAGATGCACAAGGTGTGGTTGCTTTTGTTACTTCAAAGTTTAATAGAGCAGAGGATGCTAGGTTTGCAGATGAAAATAGGTGGCTACGTGCCTACAGAAACTACCGTGGCTTATACAATACAGACGTACAGTTTACAGAAACTGAAAAGTCTCGCGTATTTATTAAGGTTACTAAAACTAAAACACTAGCTGCGTATGGGCAGATTGTAGATGTTTTGTTTGGTAGCTCTCGTTTCCCCCTTACAGTTAATCCTACAACACTACCTGAAGGTGTAGCTGAGTCTATGCACATCAGCATCAACCCACAGACTGAACAAGCACAAGATCAGTTAGAAGATGCCTTTGGTAAAAAACCCCCAGTTACATTGTTGTTTGATCCTGATAATAAACTGAAACCTGGCGAAACCATGTATGACCGCATGAAGCGTATGGGTCCAATAGAGGATACGCTAGAGTATGCTTCCGATAAAATAATAGAGGGTCCAGGCACTACACAGGACACAGTTACATTTCATCCTGCTATGATTGCAGCTAAGAAGATGGAAAAGAAAATACATGATCAGTTAGAAGAAAGTGGCGCTAATAAACAACTGCGCCACACTTCTTTTGAGATGGCGTTGTTCGGCACAGGGATTATGAAAGGTCCGTTTGCGATAGACAAAGAGTACGCTAACTGGAACGAAGATGGTGAGTATGACCCAACAGTAAAGACTGTACCATCTACAAGCCATGTATCTATCTGGAACTTTTACCCAGACCCAGATGCGTACAACATGGATGAAGCAGAGTATGTAGTGGAACGTCACCGCATGACACGCTCTCAAATGCGTGGCCTAAAGTCTAGACCTTTCTTTAGAGAGGAGTCTATCAATGAAGCCATAGATATGGGTGAGTCCTACGAAAAGAAATACTGGGAACAAGATATGGAGGACGATGCACAGTACAGCAGCGCTCCATACAGATACGAAGTTCTAGAGTTTTGGGGATACGTAGATACATCTATACTAGAAGATCATGGTGTAGTGATACCAAAAGATTTAAAAGACTCAGAACAACTAAGTGTAAATGCTTGGATATGTAACAGTAAAGTATTACGTTTAGTTCTTAATCCATTTAAACCAGCACGTATACCTTACTATGCTGTGCCATATGAACTAAACCCATACTCTTTCTTTGGCGTAGGCATTGCAGAAAACATGGACGATACGCAAACTTTAATGAACGGTTTTATGCGTATGGCTATTGACAACGCTGCATTAAGTGGTAATCTTATTATAGAGGTAGATGAAACCAACCTAGTGCCAGGTCAAGACCTCTCTGTGTATCCTGGCAAGGTCTTTCGCAGACAAGGCGGTGCTCCAGGTCAAGGCATATTTGGCACTAAGTTTCCAAACGTTGCTGCAGAAAATATGCAGCTATTTGATAAAGCAAGGGTATTAGCAGATGAATCAACAGGCTTTCCATCTTTTGCACACGGTCAAACAGGCATACAGGGTGTGGGGCGTACTGCCTCTGGTATTTCTATGCTCATGTCTGCTGCCAACGGTAGTATACGGAACGTAGTTAAGAACGTAGATGATTATCTTATTGCTCCAATGGGTAGGGCGTTCTTTGCATTTAATATGCAGTTTGACTACGATGAAGGTATCAAAGGTGATCTAGAAGTAAAAGCTCAAGGCACAGAAAGTCTTATGGCTAACGAAGTAAGATCTCAGCGTCTAATGCAGTTCTTGGGTGTAGCTTCTAATCCTATGCTACAACCTTTTGTAAAATCAGATTACATCATACGAGAGATAGCTAAGAGTATGGACTTAGATCCAGACAAAGTAACTAACTCTCTTGGTGATGCAGCTATACAAGCTGAGATACTCAAGAAGTTTGCTACACCACCAGAACCACCTGAAGGTGTCGCACCACCCCCATCACCTGAAGCTCAAGCTGCTCCAACAACTCCTGCAGGTACAGGGGTAGCAGATACTACAGGTGCAGGTGGTGGAACTATAGGCACAGGTACAGCACCAGTTCCAGGTGAGCAAGGATTCACAGGAACATGAAGATAAAAAAGTTAGTAAATGATAAACCTCTTTGGGATTCATTTATTGAAATACTTAACGAAAAAATAGAAGTAGCACAGCGTAAACTAGAACAGGAAACATCTATAGAAGGTGTGTATCGTGCTCAAGGTGAGATAGCTGCTCTAAGAAGATTGACATTTTTAAGGGATGAAATAAATGGCAGAGACTGACGCACCAATGTTTCAATCTACACGTTCTATGAAACGTGAGATGGATGAGATACTTAGTGAGAAACAAGATCCTGTAAGTGGTAACACTGCACCAATAGGTGCAACACCAGCAGAAGTTCGTGACGATATACCTATCATGGCAAGCCCCAACGAGTTTATGATAGATGCTGCTACTAGACGTTACTATGGCACACCTTTCTTTGAGAACCTACAAGCTGCAGCTAAACAAGGATTTAAACGTATCAAAGCAGGTGAAGAGTCTTTCTTTAGAGATGATGAGCTAGAAGTAGAGCAAGAAGCTCAAAAGATGAACGAGGGCGGTAAGATACAAGACACCACTGGCTTTGGTGGCACTGGTAACATTTTTATTGGTTTTGAATTTAAAACTTATGTGCATCCAACAAAACCAGAAATAGAGATAGTTTTTTTTAATGGCAGACCTCTTAGACCCATACCAGAGGGTTACACTTTAAAAGGAGAAACTGTTGTAGAACAACAACAGCAGGAAGAACAAATAAGAAATGATGATAACGGAAGAGGCGTTACTTTAATTAAATCTTGGGAAAACACACCTCCTAATAAATGGACACATGAAGATTTTATTAAATATACTAATGATATGTCTAAGCTTAAAACTGAAGATATAGGTAAGGTAACATTTGCAGATAGATTTATTTTAGGTTTAGTAGGAAACTCTTTTGCACCAGGCATAGGTATGGGTCTTGTTACACAAGCCAAAAAGATAAAACGATTACAAGCAGGTTCAATTAATAAAAAAATAAATAGCTTACTTGAACAAGGTATTGATGCAGATGGCAATCCATTAACAGAGGAAACAAATAATATTTTATTTAGAGCACAGCAAGCAGCCAATCAACAAGATGCAAACGCAGGTGGAGATACCTCTACAGGAATACCTATAACAGATCAACCTTTCTATCAAACAGAAACTGGTGATATAGATATAGATAAACTATTACCACCAAGTGTTACTGATGATGACGATGATGAAGAAGATGATACACCAGAAGGTCCATCTTTTGATGATTCAGCATTAGGAAAATAAAACTAAATCCATATAACAATAAGGCTACCCAGCTACGGCTGGCCCCAACATAAGGAGTAATAACATGCCAGAACTAACAGAAGTGGAAACACCAAAAAATGCAGGATTTGTACAAAACAAATCAACCCTCACAGCAAATCGAAAACGCATAGAACAGGATGAAGCAGAACTCAAAGCCCTCATGGAGGAGAGAGAAGCCAATCCTAAACAAGAAGAAAGTACCGAAGCGAAAAAGGCCGATACAGAAACTGAAGAAGAAACGCTATCTGCTGAAGAAAGAACGTATAAAAAACGGTACAGTGACTTACGCAAGCATTTAAACAAACAGTCTGAGGAAATAAAAGAACTAAAAGCTCAGATGGAAAATGCATCTAAAGGGGAGCTACGTCCACCTAGTTCAGATGAAAGTATAGAGGCATGGTCTAAAAAATATCCAGAGATAGCAAGCATTGTTGAAACTATTGCTACTAAAAAAGCAGAGGAAAAGTTTGAGAAAGCAGACAAGAGACTGCAAGAGATAGATAAACTTAATGCAGAAACCCAACGCACTAAATCAGAAAATGCAATAAGAAAAATGCATCCCGACTTCGATGAGTTACGTGAGAGCGATGACTTTCACAACTGGGCAGCAGAACAACCTAAATGGGTACAGGACGCTTTATACGAAAATCAAGATGATCCTAGATCAGTTGTACGTGTTATTGATCTATTTAAGGTTGACAACGGTATGGACATCAAGGCTAAAAAGAAAACAACTAAAGATGCAGCATCAAAAGTTAGCACAAAAAGAACAACTAAAATTGATGGCGAAGGTGTATCAGGACAGATTTTAGAGTCACAGGTACAGAAAATGTCTGCCAAAGAATATGAAGCACGATCAGAAGATATTATGGAAGCTATACGATCAGGTAAGTTTGTATATGATATTTCTGGTGGTGCACGATAAAAAACTATTGACATAGTAGATTAAGTATATATAACTATGTTTATGAAGTAAAAGCATAAAGCCCTATTATTAGCTACCTTTGTGCTTTTCTTAACTAAGCCCAACTACTAAGTAAGACCTACCTAGTTAAGTATAGGCCCGATGCTGTACACAAAGGCCAACGTGTACGGTACTTGCACCCTAGAACTACTAGCCTCTTTCAAAGTGTTAGCTTACTAACTTAAGCCAAACATCTAATGGAGGATTTTTATCATGGCTTTTTCATCAGCGTCAGGTTACGGCAATTTACCTAACGGTAATTTTAGTCCAGTAATCTACTCCAAACAGGTACAGCTTGCTTTCCGCAAGAGTACTGTTGTAGGAGAAATAACTAACTCCGATTATTTCGGAGAGATAAGCGCACAAGGGGATACGGTTCAGATTATCAAAGAGCCAGAAATCTCAGTGCAAGCTTATACTCGTGGCACAACTGTCACAGCACAAGACTTAGACGATGAAGACTTTCAGTTGACCATTGACAAAGCTAACTACTTTGCTTTCAAAATGGACGATATTGAAGAAGCGCATAGTCACGTAAACTTTATGCAACTTGCAACAGATCGTGCAGCGTATCGTCTAAAAGATCAGTATGATCAAGACGTACTTGGATACCTTTGTGGTTTCAAACAGTCAGCACTACATGGATCACCAGATACAGCTAACACAACCGTAAACGGTTCTAAGTCTGTTATCACTGCTGGTTCAGATGAACTTCTTTCTTCAATGAAGTTAAAGAAGGGTGACTTCGGTAACATCACAACGTCATCTGCAGGGGATCACTCTATCCCACTAACTGCACGTATGCCAGGTGCAACTTCACTACCAACAGCAACAGCTTCACCAGCAATGGTTGTAGCTCGTATGGCTCGTTTGCTAGATCAACAACAAGTTGATACAGATGGCAGATGGCTTGTTGTTGACCCTGTGTTCATGGAACTATTGCGTGACGAAGATTCACGCTTAATGAACGCTGACTTCGGTGAGTCTGGTGGTCTTCGCAACGGTCTTGTTGTAAACAACTTTCACGGCTTCCGTATGTACGTGTCCTCAAACCTACCTGCAGTAGGAACAGGGCCAGGCACATCTGGATCAGCAAACCAAAATGCTAACTTTGGTGTGATTGTTGGTGGACATGACTCAGCAGTAGCAACTGCAGAGCAGATCAACAAAACAGAATCATATCGTGACCCTGACAGCTTTGCTGACATTGTTCGTGGTATGCACCTATATGGTAGAAAAATCCTTCGTCCAGAAGGTATCGTAACAGCTAAGTATAACGCAGCGTAAGAAGGGAGATTGAACAATGGCTACTATTTCAATGAGCACGAACTCAGCCTCTACTTCCAACAATGGCGGTACTGGCAATAAGCAGCTTCGTGGCAGCTTAGTTACTCTGCAGAACGATATCGATCTTGCAGATGCTATATTACAAAACGGTGGTACTGCACTAGCAGCCAATGATATTATTGAGGCTATTGCTGTTCCTGCAAACACTTTGATCCTACATGCAGGTTTCAAAGTTCAAACTGCAATGGAAGGTACTACTACAGATTCTGCGATCCACGTTGGTATCACAGGAACAGACGTAGACATTTTTGCTGCGTCATTTGACCTAGACGGTGCATCAGCAGGGGATCACACTCCTGCGATTACATCTTCAGGTGTATGTTCCAACTTACCAGTGTTCACTGCATCAGCAGACACTATTGACGTAGAGATTCATGCGTCAAGTGGAACTATTACTGGCGGTATTATCCGTGTCTACGCTGTGTGCGTAATCATGGATGATGTCTCAGGATCAAGTTCTGCTAATGAAGTAGACCGTGATCTACTAGCATAATACTTTGGGGGCTGGGCAACTGGCCCCCTTATCACATATTAGGAAGTACTTATGGCAGAGACATTTCTTACACTGACAAATAAAACACTAGTTAGGATGAACGAGGTAGAACTTACGTCTTCTAACTTTGCAAGCCCAAGAGGTGTACAGACACAGTGTCAAAATGCTGTCAATGAATCTATAAGATATATTAATCAGAGAGAGTTTGCTTATCCTTTTAACCACGCATCAAACTCCTCTACACTTACTCCAGGTGTTGCTAAGTATACTGTTCCAACGAGCACAAAGTATATAGACTACAACACAGCTAGGATAAAAAAAGATGAAGATTTAAGTTCAGCAGGTAATAGCCTGACTAAACTAAATTACAACGAATACATATCAAGAGATTATGCTGTACAAGAAGATGACATTGCTTCTACAACTGTCAATGCATCGTCTGGATTATCAGCATCCGTAACAACAATAACCGTTGCAGATACATCTGACTTTGATGCCACAGGCACTTTGTTCATAGGCGGTGAGCAGATAACTTATACAGGTATAACAGGTAACGATTTCACAGGATGTACTAGAGGTGCAAACGATACAACAGCAGCAGCAATTGCAAACAGCACAACAGTAACTCAGTTTACGAAGGGTGGCATACCCAGATTTATAGTGCGTACTCCTGACAACAATTATATACTATACCCTTTTCCAGATAAACAATATACATTAATATTTGATTACTTCACGTTTCCCTCAGACTTATCTGCAGCAACAGATACAACGACAATACCTGACAGGTTTGCAACTGTCATAATAGATGGTGCAGTAGCCTACGTATATCAGTATCGTGGAGAGATACAACAGTATCAAGTAAACTTTGAGAGATTTCAACAAGGCATAAAGAATATGCAAACACTTGTAATAAACAAATACGACTACGTAAGATCTACATTAATGGGCGGTGCTACAACAACGTATAATCCTGTACTAAGAGTATCATAAAATGCCAGATACATCAACACTACAACCAGCAGCTTATAACTGTGAGGGTGGGCTAGTTTTAAACAGGTCCACCTTTCTTATGCAACCAGGTGAAGCTTTAGTTCTAGAAAACTTTGAGCCTGACGTTGAAGGTGGTTATAGACGCATTAATGGTTTTCGTAAATACGTTAACCAGATAGTGCCACAAACATCTAGCTCTACAGAAAAAGTTTTGATGTCAGCTAGATTTGCTGACAGGGTGGTTGCAGCTAGGGGTGAAAAGATATTTACTGCAGGTTCAACAGAGCTGTCGCAAAAAATAGTATCAACAACTTCTATGACAGGATCTGGTACGTTAAACGTAGACTCTACTGCAGGTTTTGGATCTAGTGGCACACTAGTAATAAACAGTGAAGAGTTTACTTACACAGGTATAACTAGCACAACCTTTACAGGTGTCACGAGATCAACGTCTAGTACAACTGCAGCAAATCACGCTATAGACGATGCAGTGTCAGAAAACTGGACAGAAAGAGATTCAGGTAGAACCAACGCAGACAAGTATGACTTTGAAAGATTTAACTTTGATGGCAATGATAAGTTTATATGTGTAGATAGAACTAACGCACCTGTGGTGTTTAATTCATCTATGACAGCTACAGATGTAAGCGAAAGCACGGTGGCTGGTTCAAAGTTTGTAGCTGCGTTTAGAAACCACATGTTTTACGCAGGTAAATCTACGACACCATCAACTATAGTATTTAGCGAACCTTTTGACGAAGACGGTTTTAACTCAGGAGATGGTGCTGGTAGTATTAATGTAGATGATACTATCGTAGGACTAAAAGTTTTTCGTGACAATCTGTTTATATTTTGCGAGAACAGGATATTTAAACTGACAGGTTCTGCTTTAGCAAACTTCGCTGTAGAGCCTGTGACTAGAAACATAGGTTGTGTAAACGGAAACACTATCCAAGAATTTGCAGGTGATTTAATCTTTCTTGGTCCTGATGGTTTACGCACAGTTGCTGGTACAGCTAGGATTGGTGACGTTGAGTTAGGTACAATATCTAAAAACGTTCAGTCTTTATTTGATGAGAACATAACAGATTCTAGCCTTTTTGAAAGTGTTGTCATACCTGATAAAACACAGTACAGAATATTTTTTACTAAAGATACTATATCACAAAAAAGAACTAAGGGTGTTATATGTGTTATGAAAGGCGATGGCTTTGAGTTTGCTGAGTCACTAGGTATTAAACCATCATGCACAGACACTCTTGTAGAAGCAGGTGATGTTGTAGTTATACACGGCACGTTTGACGGTTTTGTTCAACGTCAAGAAAAAGGTAACAACTTTGATGGTACAGCCATACTAGGAAGGTACAGAAGTCCAGACTTAAACTTCGGAGATGTAGGTGTAAGAAAGACTATGCACAGAGTCATACTTAACTACAAGCCAGAGGCTAACATCAGCGCAGATTTACTTTTAAGATACGACAACGACAGCGTAGGTGCATCAAGACCTGCAGCTTATAGTTTAACCACCTCCACAGTAGGAGCGCAGTATGGTACATCTGTTTACAGTACCTCCTCTTCTACTACACAGTTTGTTTATGGAGGAGGATCACAGCCTCTAGTAAGACAGCCTGTTGAAGGTTCTGGTTTTACTGTTGCATTAAAAATAGATGATAGTGGTGAATCTCCACCATATTCACTAAAAGGATTTCAATTAGAATATCAAGTAGGAGCTAGACGCTAATGGGTGCTACATACACAAGACAGTCCACGTATACAGAGGGTGACATAATTCAAGCATCAGACACTAATGATGAGTTTGATCAGCTTCTTGCCGCCTTTGCTGCTAGTACAGGACACACACACGATGGTACAACTGGAGAAGGTGGACCTATAACTACGCTTGCAGGTCACAGTATTACTATAGGTTTAGGCACAGCAGGAACAGATATTACCCTAACGTTTGATGGTGAAACAAGTGACGGTGTATTAAAATGGATGGAAGATGAGGATTACTTTGAGTTTTCTGATGATATACTTATTGCTTCGACAGAAAAGTTACAGTTTCGTGATACTGCTATTTATATTAATTCTAGCACTGACGGTCAGCTTGACCTTGTTGCTGACACTGAAATACAAATTGCAGCTACCACTGTTGACATCAACGGTGCAGTCGATATATCAGGAAACTTATCTGTAGGTGGTAACTTAGATGTTACAGGCACGTTTGATCTTAGCGACTCTAACTTTACTAACGCAGGTGATATACAACTAGATAGTATTTCAGGTGATGCTGATTCAAACACAAGCATAGCGTTTAGTGGGTCTGATGTTATTACCATTACTACAGGTGGTGAGACACAGGTTACTTTTAACAATGGATCAATATTACCTACAACAGATGATGACGTAGACTTAGGGTCTAGTTCTTTTGAATTTAAAGATGGTTACTTTGACGGTACACTTCATGCAGATGCAATAAACTTTAATGGTACAGCTATAACTGCTACTGCTGCTGAACTTAACATCATGGACGGTGTTACTGCCACGGCTGCAGAACTAAATACTTTAGATGGTATTACAGCAGTAGTGGGAGAGCTTAATGCTCTTGACTTAGGTAGCACTGCTGTGGGTACAGCCATTGCATCTAAAGCAGTTGTACTAGATGCTAACAAAGACTACACTGGTATAAGAAACCTCACACTTACAGGAGATCTCACTATTGGTGGTGACGATCTTACTATGGGTACTAATACTTCAGGACATTTGTTAATTGCAGATGGCACGAACTTTAATCCTACTGCTGTGGGAGATTTGTCTGAGATCAGCACAGCCGCAGACGATGATGTATTTATAGCTGTAGATACATCTGGTGGTGGACTTAAAAAAATTACACGTAGCACTATTATTGCAGGTACTGGTGTAGCAGGTAATATATCAAACATAGTAGAAGACACCACACCACAGCTAGGTGGTAACTTAGATACTAACTCACACAACATACTAATTGATGATGCACACTTTATTGCTGATGAAAACGGTAATGAGCAGATTATTTTTCAGACTACAAGTTCTGCAGTCAATCAGTTTGACATAACTAACGCTGCCACAGGTAATGCACCTGAGTTGTCTGCAACAGGCGGTGACACCAACATAAGCTTAAAGATAACACCAAAGGGTTCTGGACAAGTTCTACTTGATGGTAATGTAGGGATTGAATCAGGATTAATTGATCTTAAAAATTCAGGATCAAGATCACAGATAAAGTTTTACTGCGAGTCAGGAAACGCTCACGCACAAACACTTCAAGCAGCACCACACTCAGAAGCAGCTTCAAACACTTTAACACTTCCAAGCACAGGCGGTGACGTTGACTTAGTTTCAACTGCTTCAACTGCAACACTTACTAATAAAACACTCACTGCACCTAAGATAGCTGATGGTGGTTTTATAGCTGATGCTAACGGTAATGAATTAGTTGTATTTCAAACAACAAGCTCTGCTGTAAATCAATTAGAGATTACTAACAATGCTAGTGGTAGCAATCCAATAATTGCGGCTACAGGAGGAGACACTAATATAGGTATTGCACTTACTCCTAAAGGTACAGGTGAGATTGTAATAGGTGCAGGTAACTTAAACTATGGTGGTACTGCAGTTACTGCTACTGGAGCAGAGCTTAATATTTTAGATGGTGTAACTAGTACAGCAGCAGAGCTTAATATAGTAGATGGTGATACTTCTGCTACATCAACCACAGTGGCAGATGCAGACCGTGTTGTTATGAACGACAACGGCACTATGGTTCAAGTGGCTGTGACAGACCTTGCTGCATACTTTGATGATGAAATAACTGCAATGCCTAACCTTGTAACTACTGCAGCTACTACAGTGGGAGCATTAGACTCTGGTAGTATTACCTCTGGGTTTGGAAATATTGACACAGGTTCTTCTACTATCACCACTACAGGACTTATATCTGGTGGCTCATTAGACATTGATGATGTTCTTATTAACGGTTCAACTATTGGTCACACAGATGACACAGACTTAATAACTGTTGCAGATGGACTTGTTACGGTTGCAGGTGAAGTATCCTTGACAACGCTAGATATTGGTGGTACAAATGTAACATCTACTGCTGCAGAGTTAAATATACTTGATGGTGCTACAGCAACTGCATCAGAAATAAATTTACTAGATGGCGATACCTCTGTTGGTGGTTCAATAACACTAGCAGACGCTGACGGATTTATAGTCAATGATAACGGAACAATGAAAACAATTCCTGCATCAGATGTAAAAACTTATGCAGCAGGTAGTTCAGCTAGTAAAGGATTTGCCATTGCTATGGCAATAGTATTTGGATAGAAAGGTAAAGTAAATGGCAACCCCAAATATAATTAATGTAGCAACTATTACTCCAAAGGTAGCAGTTGGTGCGGTGACAACAAGTAGAGCAGACATTGTGGATGTTCCTGCAGAAAACTGTGCAAAGATAAATTCACTTATCATTGCAAACATAGATGGTACAAATGCTGCTGATGTTACAGTAGAAGTAAGCACAGACAACGGATCTAACTATGTAAAAATAGCTAGTACCATATCCGTACCTGCTGACTCATCTCTAGTTGTTGTAGGTAAAGACAACGGTTTCTACTTAGATGAAACAGACTTGCTTGCTGTTACAGCTTCTGCAAACAGTGATCTAACATACTTGGTTAGTTACGAACTTCTAGTAGACTAAGGAAAACATTAATGCCAAGACGTACAGGCGGCTTTATAGGTCATAGGGGCTTGCAAGCTCCAGACCCACCCACTGAAGTTACACCCACTGCAGCTAATCTAGGAGTAAGTATAGCTTTTACTGCACCTAGTGATGTTGGTGATGATGCTATTACAGGGTTTGTTGCACAAGTTAGTACAAACGGAACTGATTATAGTGCAGGGAGTGCAACGGGTTCATCCTCACCTATAGTTGTAAGTAGTTTAAGTAATGGCACAGCCTATACCGCTAAAGTGTGGGCTATAAATGATTATGGCACGTCTTCTCCTAGTGATGCTAGTGATAGTTTCACACCAAGACCAGATCCTAGAGGTATAATTTTTGGTGGTGGTAATACAAGTGCTCTTAATATTATAGAGTATATAACTATTAGTTCTGCAGGAAACTCTCAAGACTTTGGGGATTTAACAGAAACTAAAAAAGGATCAGGTGCTTACTCCTCTACAACTAGAGGTGTTTGTCATGCAGGTCAAAAAGAAGCATCTCCTTACTATCTAAATATAATAGATTACGTAACTATGGCAAGCACAGGTAATGCTACAGACTTTGGAGATGCGTTATCTATCAAAGCATATGGAATGGGACTTTCAAATGCTACAAGAGGAGTATATGGAGGGGGTGTTGATAATGGAACGGCTGAAGCCCAAATGGAGTACGTTACCATAGCAAGCACAGGTAATGCTACAAACTTTGGTAATTTAGCAGGTGTTAGAAATAACACCGGTGATGCAGCTTGCGCCTCTCCTACGAGAGGTATATTTTTTAATGGTTACGAAACACAGGGTTCTAATCAATTAAATGAAATAGCATACATAACCATAGGCTCAACTGGTAACGCATCTGACTTTGGTGACACAGCAGCCGCTGTGTATCAGAGAGGGGCTTGTTCTAGTGAAACAAGAGCAGTGGTATCAGGTGGTCTGCCTGGTTATGTAAATACTGTAGAATATGTCACTATAGCTTCAACAGGTAACGCTACAGACTTTGGGGATACTATAAATAGGAGATCACACGGTTCAACATCCTCTAATCTGAGAGGAGTTAATATAGGTGGAGAAATATCAAGTGGTACACGAACTAACCAAATGGACTACATTACTATAGCTACCACTGGTAATACTAGTGACTTTGGAGATTTAACTGCAACAAGATTTCTTCTTTCAGCAACTTCAACTGATCATGGAGGAGTTCAGTAATGCCTAACTTTC